GGGTCTACAAGCATCTCGGCCAATTCATGAGCCGCCACACTCAATACACCAGGGGTAAATCGCTCACCATGGATGAGGATATTTTTCAATTTAAACGCTGGGGTATAAGTCCCAAAAACCGAACGTGAGCCGTAAGCATCGGCGCGAATATATGCAATCGTTTGTCCATTGACAACCTCATGATAACCCAACGCCGTCTCTTGCATGGCAGGATTGGGAAAGTTGTCAACAATACATACGTTCCATTGGCCCGCAACGCGAGCAGGCGCAGTGGTTACATTGGTTTTGGGCAAGCCCCACTTATCGGTTACAAGCGCCGAAAAGCCAGTAAGAATGCTAGCAAAAGTACTCAGGTCTGATGGGCCGATAGCCCGCTTTGACTCGTTAACTAGATTAATTGTCATATTGTTCCTTAATGATCGGTTGAATAAAAGCCCGAAGCGTTGAATTGAACGGGAGTCGGGTAAAACACCCTATCCATAAGATTTTCACAACACGTCGGAGAGGCTGACTCCTCATGGATGGAACGCTCTACTATCGTTACGCTGCCACATGAGCGGCACTTGTAGTCATACTGAGGCATCGGTACCAAACAATTTTCTATTCCGTTCTTCCATTTGTCGTTTCATTCTTCTCCCTTTGCAAAGGGATTAGGCCCGCCTAATTTGTTTTGTAAGCGCCGTATGGCGCTATCTACTTTACGATGGGCAGTCGTATCGCTGACTTCTAGCGTCTCCGCAATCTCTGCAAAGGTAAGGCCTTGATCGAACTTCAACTCCAAAACATCCCTATCCATCTCATCTAACTTAGATAAGGCTCTGCGGACATCAAACAGTTGAATAACATAGTTACCNCCCTCGGCAGGATTACCTGCCCCAGATACCTTCTCGCCGTTATCTACGCGCTTAGTATCAACCACCTCGCCCCATGCGAATGGAAGCAACTCAGATAGGGTAATTGAATCGTAGTATTGTTCATCACGAATCTCATAGCCCAACTTTTGTGCCTTAATACGACGACAATATTTATCGGCTTGACGCGTAAGCGTTTTGCCTAATTGACGAATGCCACCCCTGTAATCCTCTGGATTTTGGTCATGATCTATCCAGCCCTTAACTTTATCCTGCCTGCGCCAAACCCATACAAGAAGTTCCTGTCTTAAGTCAGACACGTCAAAGTAAACAGAATACTTGCGGTGTACCACACGTGCAACTTGAGAGGCTACATCGGTAGCCTCATCTAACCAAAAAACTTCGCTCATAGAAGACTCGCAGGGTCGTGTAGGTATTCTTGCTTAACCATGTAAGTCGGTATCCTTAATTTGGTATCCCAGTATTGATCTTGCTGTGCTTCATATCCCCACACCCAACCCACAATACGCGCCGTGTTGTAGGTTGGAAGGGTGACAAGAAGGTACTTACGTTCTGGGTCATCCGTAGGATTAATAAGTAATTTACCAGTGGAGTAAGCAGTGGTGCGTACTTCAAACTCACCCACATCGCCCATCTTGCGCTCTTCAAAGAGTGAAAATGGGTACTTATCCATCCATCTACCTATAGCAATCTCCCCCAGGCAACCAGAAACTTCACGGGCCAACTGCTCTACCCATGTAGGAGCCGCGCCTTTAGACGCATCATTGCCCCTAGCGCGGTTAAAGTTGAATCGTGCCACCGCTTCGTCATCGCATAGGCGATGTCGCCTGCCGAAAGATTAATTTCTACCACTTAAATATTTTGCCGTTTACTTCAAAAGAATTGTTGACAATAAATACAATCTTTGGGTGAACAGTGTCACCGACAACGGTAAGCAAACCGAAGGCTTGCGCCCATGTAAATAGCCCGCCCTTAATGTACTTAGCCGCTTTAATATCCATCATATGGCCAACTTCCATGCCAAAGGAAATCTTTGTCTTGCCATCTACCGCCTGTGTGTAGTGCGTTAGACCAGCCCTGTGAGTATGCCCGCAGATAACACTTACCCCAGATCGTTTGGCTAGGCCAAGCGCTGTAGCGCCAGCGGTAGGTTGGACATTGCCTTGGTCGCCATGCATAACAATCCAACCTGGCGCAATGTCCATGGTTTCGCCATGATCTGTGATGCCAAGTTCCTTATATTTCATAAAGTTTTCGATGTGAAACTCTGGAGCCTTTCTTAAACCAGGAGCCGCCATGCGAATCTTGTTGTAAAGCCTATCTCGGTGGTTGCTCCGAACAATGTCAGTCACTTGCAAACGCTTCATGACTTCTACAGTTTCGTCACGGTCTTTGCCGATGTCCNATTCCCACTCAAGTTCAGTTCCTTGACTCCACTTGGAGATGCCCTGGAAGTCAATCTCATCCCCAACGCATGCTACACCGCTGGGCTGGTACCACTCAATGAATCGGCCAAAGGCCTTGACTGCTCCTTTATCATGAAAAGGAACCTGAAGATCTGGAACAANCACCCAATTTTTCANGACTTAGGCCATAGCCCTCTCTGAACCATAATTCCGATTATGGCGTAATTTGCCAAATCTTTGAACGAATCTTCGATAGACTCATGCTTTGGCACTTCGATTTTATGAGAAAAAAGGTTCTTNAGACGCTCAAACTTATCACCAATACGGACAAGCAGACCGTTAATAGCACCGCCGTGAGCGTTATTAATATTACCTGGACCATAATCGGCTTGCTTTGTAATGAGTAGGTTTCCGATTTCATCCATTACGCTCCAAACGCTAGTGGCAAAATTATTGTCTAACTTTACTCGCGCGTCCCAGGGATATAAACGATTAGCGTCTGGTAGTCCACCGACTTCACCTGGAAGCCAAGTTCCCGTAGTAGGGTTAACACCTGCTGCAGTTCTTGCTGATTCATCTTTCATCATTTCCACGTCACTTCTCCTCGGAATATCCAATCATGGCTTTTTTCGTCTAGTTGGTAGTAATACACAATTGTATCACCATCGAGCGATATGTGCTTTAATTCTATAACATCTAGCGCCCAAAGCATTGGAGGAACCACGGAGCCATCTTTTGGTCCAAACATGAAGGTATGCGTCATGGCTTAATCACTTCATCATCGTCCTCATCTACCTGCTCTATCTCATGGAGTAGGTACTGTACCAATTCAGGGTTATCCCGTAGCACATTGAGAAAGTGATAACCAATAATGTCGCACACTTCTTCCACATCAAAACGCTTACGAGTGGAGAACGGTGTTTCAAAGATAACGGCGTGGGNAATCTCATGCACCAATACGCGCAGTAATTTATCTTCTGGAATGTCTGGGCGCAGTTGAATCGTGTTGGTATCAGATGTGGTAAGTCCATAAGTCTCTGGGTCATTTAGGTCAAACTTGATCTTGTAACGCTGGCCAGAAACATTAATGAACTTTGGTCGCTTCATGCGGTAAGCCTTTCCGTGAACCAACCCGAACCATACTTGAGGTAAGTATCGTTGACATCAAGATTAGGTTCCAAATGTATCACGGTGGCGGTATTCAAGTCCTCTTTGATCCGCCCCGCTAACTCTTGGCCTGGGTTGCGACCATCTTCTTTAATGTCGTTGTCGGCCATTATCAAGATTCTTTTATATGGCTCAAAGAGTTTTGGGAACCATGGCTTCCATTGCGATACGCCCGCAACTCCAACCGCAGGTATGCCACAGAAAGACGACACGATAATCGTATCAACCTCTCCCTCGCAAATGGCAATCGTGTCAGAGTATCGGTGCAAATCACTAACATTAAACAGGCCAATCTTCTGGCCCGTAGGCCAAAGATACTTAGGCGTGCCATCACCGATGGAGCGAAACTTGATACCAACCACGCCAGCGGGAGTAATGTAAGGAATAGATAAGCGGCCAATTGCATGTTCATGCCCCGCACTAGGCTCCACGACGCTTCCAAGAAGGAATGTAGCCGCGACTTGCTTGGTTATTCCTCGTGCCGCTAGGTAGGAGGCTGCCTGTGGCGTTAGTGCTTTGTGATACTTTTGCGCTGACTCCGTTAGCGATCTTTTCTGCTCTGCGTTTAACATCTTGAAACTCCTTAATATCTTCTTTACGTGATACTAAATCATAAACGTCGCCAAGTAAATTGCAAACAAGGCAGTTATAGGCCTGCTTTTCAAGATTGTAAGCCGCACTAGCATGAGAATCTTCATGCACCACGCACTTGCATGGTTGCCATCCGTGTCGGGATACAACGCTCACCCCATAGTATTCCAACACGGCGGCAATATCTGGTTTGCTAATCACGAACTGTCTCTGTCTTAAGCCATTGGTCTAAATCTTGTATTACCCACGATTGCTCAAGTCCCGCCATGCGGCGCTTGACAATGACGTACGCTGGCGGTGCTGGAGTAATGCCACGCGCTTTAGCGTAGTTCGCCGCTTCGGTTGTCGCCTCGCGCCAAAACTGCGGAAGATCCATCTTGGCGGTTGCTTTAAGTTCGAAAACGTATGGTTTACCTGCAACAAATGCAACGATGTCGCCCTCGTCATCTTTACCTGCCAAGCGTAAACGCTCGGCCAATACGCCTTTAGAGCGTAGCCACTTGAGGATTCCTGTTTCAAAAGCAGATCCTTTGCGCTTGCCATAGGTACTCATTCCATCTCCCTTGAAGTAACTCCGACGCGCATCTCGCGTATATCTGAATACAGCGTCATCCTACTTGCATCTGCCCACAAAGTTAAATAGTTATCGCCAGTGGCACTGTGCTTTGCAAATCGGTTCTTAACACATGCTAGTCTAAATTCGCCTGAGTGTGGTACTAGCGCCACCGTCAAAATCATCTCTGGTAATTGTGCAATCTTGCCTTGAATAGCCTTACGGCTTGGTGGCAAGTCTGGCTTGCCTTCCGCTTCACTTGTGTGGTGAAGTAAGATTACCGCCGCTTCTGTTTCGCGTGCTATGTGGTGCATTGCCTTGGCAATCTCACGAAGACCCGACCAATCATCTCCTGCCATTGATACTACGTTCATAGCGTTATCAACAATAATCATGTGTGGATATTCGCCATATGCTTCACCGTAGGCTCGTATCGCTAAATCAATCTCGTCAAGCGCAGGCGATGGCGAGAAGTCAAACTGTAAGTGTGAAACCAATTCTAATTCTTGCCCGTAAAAATCTTGACCTGCACCACTGGA